GAGTCATTATCACTAACTAAATCTTTCGCCATTATTATCGCCTCACGAGACAATTGGGCACCATCACCTTCAAGAAGCATAGGCAAAACAGCCCTACGCAGCCCAAGTTTAGGTAGACTTAGAGTTCTCTCAACTTGTAGCCACCAGTGCGATTCAACAGTCTCCGTTGCTGGTTGAACAAGCCAGTATTTCATAGCAATGGCGGCTGCTTTAAGCTCTTCATACCATTTATGAGTAACAACTAACTTAGTAAGCGTGCTTTTTAAGTCTTTAGTGGTAAAAACAAACTCCGGGATAGCCAAATCCTGTGATTTAGGTCTTAATGCATATATTTTGTCTTCATCACTATGTTTGAAGTCAATATCTTGATCAATCAAAAAGGGTGTGGTGCGTTTATTACCATCCATAGCAATACCTAATATAGCTACTTCTTTCATAGTCATACCGCTACAATTTACATAGTAGCGAGCTTTACCAAAATTGTTGATCGCTTCCTCGCTAACTGGCATATCCATGTCATGCACAGCTAGTTTGCCCAGATCATAAGAAGCGCTATGGTGCCATTCTGAAGGGACTTTAAATCTATTATGTAACATGCCGACCACATTGCCGAACGTAACACCAGATTGACTGTGTCCATCATCGTAATCATACATTTTCCAATATTGGACTGAGAACTCGAATCTCTGTTCATGATAAGCCGGATTCGGCACCATCTGACCCGGATTACCTGGCATTTGTGCAGCTGGTAACGCACGTAACCATCTTTTCATTGATTCAAGAATAGTATAAATGTGTTTATCATTATCACTAACTCCCATTCGGAACATGTTATTACGAAGGTAGTTGACAAGATTCACAAAACTAGTATCTTCACTCTCGACACATATAGCACCAACTTCATCAGCGACTAAAGTATAGGTATGGTTGTAGACTTTCATTTTCTCAAAAATCTTTGAGATTTGTATCTTTTGTAATAATACATATAATAAACTCGTAGCATTGTCATAAAAGTCCGAAACAACAGTCGCA